GACGCGAGCGCCGCCGCCGCGCTCACCGACGACGGGCCCACCGATGGCGACGACGAACGCGACCCCGATCCTGACGACGTGGTTGCGTAACTGCTTCTTGCCGTACCAGCTCAAGTGGACGCTGGAGCCCAAGCGCTTCGCCCTCTCCGTGAAGGGCCGCCAGATCGGCTTCACCGACGCCACCGCCGCGGGCTGCATCCTCGGGGGCTTCCGCGACCGCCGGCCGCAGATCGTCATCAGCGCGTCGCAGAAGAACGCGAACGAGCTCCTGACCGCGGTCAAGAACCACTGCGCCTTCCTCGCGGGGATCGGGCTCAAGGCCGCGACGGACTACACCGTGTGCAACACGGAGATGGTGTCGTGGCGCTCGGGCGGGAGCGTGATGGCGCTCGCCGCCTCGCCCCGCACGTCGCGCTCGTTCCACGGCGACCTCTGGCTCGACGAGTTCGCGTATCACCAGGACGCGGAGGGGCTGTGGAAGGCCGCCTTCCCCATGGCGACGCGCAACGACTGGCGCATCCGCGTGTTCTCGACGCCCAACGGCGCGACGGGGCTGTTTCACGAGTTCTGCGCGAAGGTCCCCACGGGCTGGGCCTTCCACCGCGTCTCCCTCGACGACGCCGAGCACGACGGCCTCAAGGTCGACCGCGCGGCCCTGCTCTCCCTCGCCAACGGCGACGAGCGGGCCTTCGCGGAGGCGTACCTCTGCGAGTTCCTCGACGCGGACCTCCAGTACCTCCCAAGCTCCATCGTCACCCCCGCGCTCCACTGGAAGGGCGACGCGCCCGACCTCTCCGCGGCGGACATCTACGGCGGCCTCGACGTGGGCCGCACGCACGACCTCACCGTGCTCACCCCGGGCGCGGAGATCGTCGGCCGCCAGGACGTGGCGGTGGCCTACCTCGTCAAGACCCTCACCGCGAAGCGCACGGCCTTCCGCGCGCAGCGGCGGATGGTCTACGACGCGCACGAGCTCCTCGACTTCCAGCGCCTCGCCGTGGACGCGACCGGCCTCGGCGCGCAGCTCGCGGAGGAGCTGTCGGAGGCGTTCGGCGAGGACGTGGTCGAGCAGGTGAACTTCTCCGCCGAGGTCAAGGCGGACCTCGCGACGCGCGCGTTCCGCTGGCTCCGCGACGGCCGCGTGAGGTTCACCCGCGACGCCGCCGGCAAGACCCTGCACGACGAGTGCATCGCGCTCCGCCGCAAGGTCTCCGACGCCGGCAACATCCAGTACGTGTCCCCCCGCACCGCGGCGGGCCACGGCGACCACTTCTGGAGCATGGCCCTCATGCTCCGCGCGATGGACCGCGGCCAGGCCCCCCGCGGCCTCGGCGACTCGATGATGGGCCACGCATGACGCGCACGCTCCTCGCGACAAGCTTCCCCCCGGCGCCGCCCGCCGACGCGAGCGCCGTCCACTGGCAAGTCTGCCCGTGGCAGGACCCGCTCCCGCGGTGGGCCGACGAGTACCGCCCCCGCCACGCGGGCCCGCTCGGCGACGCCCTGGACCGACTGACGCCGCGGAGCGAGTTCGTGGCCGCCGTCGTGCGGTGGGCGGACTCGCCCCAACAAACCCCGTGAAGTACGCCGCCCTCAACCGCACGCACCCGCGCTTCGACCTCGCGCGCATCGAGCGCCACCACGACCTTTTCGTGGGCGGCGACGACCTCCGCGCGCACGTCGACCGCTACCTCCCCCGGGGCGGCGCGGAGCCCCTCGGGCTCTACCAGGAGCGGTGCAAGCTCGCGCAGTACATCAACTACCTCGCGCGCTCGTTCCGCTGGTTCGCCGCGGCCCTCTTCACGTCGCCCCTCACCTTCGCGTCGGAGCCCGAGACCGCGGACGCCTTCTGGACGGAGTTCAAGGAGGACTGCGACGGGTTCGGCACCGACCTCGACGTCTTCCTCTCGGCCGCCTTCCTCGACGCGCTCGTGCACCGCTTCGCGTGGTGGCGCGTGGAGTTCCTGACGGAGCCCCTCCCCGGCTCCACCATCGCCGACGCCGACGCCGTGGGCGCCCGCCGCGCGGTGCTCCGGCGCGTCCCCATCGCCAACGTCATCAACTGGCGCGAGGACGACAACGGGCGGCTGGTGTGGCTCCTCGAGCGCGACGTCCGCGCCGAGCTCCTCGACCTCGACGACGAGGCCCCCACCACCACCGAGACGTGGACGCAGTGGCGCGAGGACGGCTCCGCGCGCCGCTGGCAGGTGTCGTGGAAGAAGGAGCGCCCGAAGCCCGACGCGGTCATCCCCGAGGCGGACCCGCCCGCCAACCGCCTCCCGCGCATCCCCTTCGCCTGCATCGAACTCCCGGAGGCCCTGCACCTGGGGGCCCTCGCGGCGGAGCCGCAGATCGCGCACTTCCGCAACGAGGCCGCCCTGACGTGGGCGCTCAACCGCGCGTGCCACGTCATGCCGTGGTTCTTCCTCAAGAACGCGCGGAAGCCGCCCACGATGGGGACCGGGTACTACGGCATCCTCGGCGTCGACGAGCGCATCGAGTACCCCAACGTCCCCACCGCGCCCTTCGCGGTGCTGGCCGAGCGCGGCCAGACGCTGGTGACCGAGCTCCACCGCATCGTGGAGCAGATGGCCTTGTCGGTGGACAACAACGCCGCGGCGGCCGTCGGCCGCTCGGGCGAGTCCAAGAGCGCCGACGCGGCGGCGACGCAGATCGTCCTCCCGGCGTTCGGCCGCTTCGTCCGCGCGCCCGTCGAGGTCACCTACGACATGATCGCCGAGGGCCGGGGCGAGCGCCTCGACTGGACCGTCGGCGGCATGGACCGCTACAGCCCCGAGGCCACCGGGTCCTTCGTCGACACCGCCGTCGGCGCGGAGTCGCTCGTCGTCCCCTCTGTGACGCACCGCCGGGAGGTGCTCAAGCAGGTGTCGCGCGCGCTCCTGCCGAACCTCGACGAGAAGAAGCGGGCCGCGATCGACGCGGAGATCGAGGCCAACACCAACCCGGAGGACGTGCCCCACCGGGAGAGCACGATCCCGCCGCCGGGCGGGAAGGCCGGGCCGGAGTCGTCGGTCCCGCCGCCCGGCGGGTCGGTCCCCCCGCCCGCCGACACGAAGATCCCCAAGGCCCCCCGCGTCCCGAAGGTGTAGCCCGTGGCAATCCGCGTCCCTCTCGCAGACCCCCGCATCCCCATCGGCGTCGCCGACGTCTGCAAGCTCGCCGTCGAGGCGGGCCTCACGGTCGACACCTGGGAGCAGACCACCGGCAACCCCCGCAAGCCCGTCGCGGTGGTCGTGGTGGTGTGGACCCCGTGGGGCTCCGACTTCGCGAAGATCCTCCGCGCCAACGGCGCCAACGACACCGCGATGGACCAGTGCGCCGCGCTGGAGAGCGAGGACCATCAGAGCGTGTCGTGGAGGGAGCCCATGCCTGCGGTGCCCGCCCTCTTCCGCCTCATCCGCGAGGTGGACGAGACGGGCGTGAGCGGCACCGGGCACGTCGCCGACGGCGTGGTCTGGCACGACGGCACCGTCGCCGTCCGCTGGCGCACCGACACCCGCTCCACCGTGGTCTACGACTCCCTCGCGGACGTCGAGAAGATCCACGGGCACGGGGGCAAGACCCGGGTGGTGTGGGGGTAGCCCGCCGCGCTACGCTCCGGCCATGGGAGACGAACACCAGAAGCCGGAGCAGCCCCGCGTCGAAGGCGCGATGGTCGGCGAGATCGAGGTCAAGCGGTTCCACATGCCGGGCGTCACGATCCGCGCGACGTGCCCGGCGTGCGGTGAGCCCTACGCGGCCGACATGGCGCGCGGGTACTTCATGTACCCGGCGGTCGCGTCGCCCTTCACCACCAACTGCCACTGCCGGTCGTGCGACCACGACTGGACCGTCACCGTCCGCATCGACGTGACCCTCTCCGTCGTCACCTGACCGCCCGCCGGGGCGGCTGGACACCCACCCGATGCCCGCAGCCGACGGCTCCGCAGCCCCGGCGGCGCCGCGCGACCCCCGCGCCCTCGCGATCGAGCGGGAGCTGGCGGCCACCTCGCACGCCGCCGCCCGCCTCCCCGGGCCCGCCCTCCGGCGCCTCGCCCCGGCGCTCGCCCAGGCCCAGCGGGAGACCACCAACGCCCTGCGCCTCTGGCTCCTGAAGGCCAACGGCGCCGACCGCTACACCGCCGCGAAGCACCACGCGGTGCTCGCCCACCTCGCGACGGCGATGAACACGATCGCCGGCCTCGACCCGCTCCTCCGCGACGCCCTGCGCGCCGCCGGGATCGACGCCGGGCGCCTCGCGGTGGGCGACACCGTGCGGGAGATCGCCCGCCTCTCCGCCCTGTTCGACGGCGCCCCCGTCCGGGTGCCCGTCCGCCTCGCCGCCGTGCTCGCCCACGGGGAGCGCGCGCTCTTCAAGCGCTTCGCGACCTCCGCCGCGCGCTACGCCGGTGCCGTCGCCGACGACATCACCCGCGAGCTGGCCGTCGGGCTCCTCCGTCGGGAGACCGTCGACGAGATGGTCGACCGACTCGCGCGCCTCGGCGGGCCCTGCGGCGTGGTCGCCCTGCGCGGCGTCGCCGGCCAGCCCGGCGCGGTGGTGGAGCACATCGGCGAGGGGCTCTTCCGCCGCTATCGGTGGTGGGGCGAGCGCCTGGCTCGCACCGAGACGCAGGCCGCGTACAACGCGCAGGTGATGGAGTCGCTCCGCGACGCGCGGCGCTCCATCCCCGACCTCCGCCGGCGGTGGGACGCGAGCGCCGACCTCCGCATCTGCCCCCGCTGCCAGGAACTGCACGGCGCGGTGGTGGGCCTCGACGAGCCCTTCCCGGGCGACGTCACCGACGCGCCGCTCCACCCCGCGTGCAGGTGCCGCGTCGGT